AGAGCTAGTGGCTTACCACTCTACATGAGGGCTACTAGCAACCCTGGAGGACCGGGGCATCAGTGGGTCAAGAAGACCTTTATTGATCCTAACACCCCCAGTGAACCTTTTTGGGCAACGGATACAGAAAGTGGCGAAACTATATGCTGGCCAAAAGGCCATACTAGAGAAGGCGAGCCGTTGTTTAAACGTAGGTTTATACCTGCTACCTTATTCGATAATCCTTACCTAGCAGAAGATGGTATGTACGAGGCTAACTTGCTGTCGTTACCTGAGCATCAGCGTAGGCAGCTACTAGAAGGTGACTGGGATATCAACGAAGGTGCAGCCTTCCCAGAGTTTAATCGTAAAGAGCACGTAGTAGAACCTTTTGATATACCTAGCAGTTGGGTAAAGTTTAGAGCTTGTGACTATGGTTATGGATCTGCTACAGGAGTTCTTTGGTTTACTGTTAGTCCGTCTGAACAATTAATTATATATAGAGAAATGTATGTCTCTAAGGTTACTGCTACAGATCTAGCAGATATGATACTAGAAGCTGAAGATGGGGAGAAGATGCGCTATGGTGTTCTCGATTCTAGTTTATGGCATAACCGTGGTGATACTGGGCCATCATTGGCTGAACAGATGAACATGAAGGGTTGCCGTTGGCGTCCCTCTGACAGATCTAGAGGCTCTCGTGTAGCTGGTAAGAACGAAATACACAGACGACTACAGATGGATGAGTTTACTGAAGAGCCTAGAATGGTCTTTTTTAATAACTGCACTAATACTATTTCTCAAATACCTTCTATACCTTTAGATAAAAATAACCCTGAAGATGTAGATACTCATGCAGAAGATCACTTGTACGATGCCTTAAGGTACGGTATAATGACTAGACCACGCAGTAACTTATTTGATTTTGATGCAAATAATCACCGCACAGGATTCCAAGTTTCAGACGCAACATTTGGATATTAAGGATAAGATATGGAAGAAGAATTTGAAGACATGATGATGGATATGGAGGAAGCTTCCTCTATTGAAGATGTCAAGAAAGAAGATTACTCTGATCCAGCTGCAGGACAGATTGTTAGTTTTGTCAATGAAAAATTTTCTAAAGCTGAAACTGCACGAGAACTTGACGAGCAACGTTGGATTCAAGCTTATCGTAATTATCGTGGTATCTACGGGCCTGATGTTCAATTTACTTCTACAGAAAAATCACAAGTCTTTGTCAAAGTAACTAAGACTAAAGTACTAGCTGCCTATGGTCAAATTGCCGAAGTACTTTTTGGCGGCAATAAGTTTCCTATTACTATTGATCCTAGTGTTTTGCCAGACGGTGTAGAAGATACAGTAAACTTTGAAACTAATCCAGATCAACGTAAAGCAGAAGAAGGAATGCCTGATCTACTGCCCGGTGAAACCTATCCAGAGTTTAGGGAACGTCTTGCTGGTATGCAAAACTCTCTTGATCCTGTTATGGACAAACTTAAATCTGGTACAGCTAATACACCAACTTCTCCACAGTTTCATCCTGCTGAAGCTGCTGCAAAGAAAATGGAAAAACAAATTCATGATCAGTTAGAAGAGTCTCACGCCAAAAAGCATCTTCGTGCTGCAGCTTTTGAAACAGCATTGTTTGGTACTGGTATTATGAAAGGTCCATTTGCTGTAGATAAAGAGTATGCCAACTGGGATGATGAAGGTAATTACTCCCCTACATTTAAGACTATTCCTCAAACTACTTCTGTTTCTATTTGGAACTTTTACCCTGATCCAGATGCTGCTACAATGGAAGAAGCAGAGTATATTGTAGAACGTCACAAGATGTCACGTTCACAAGTACGTGCTTTAAAGAATAGACCTTACTTCCGTGAGAATGCAATTGATAACTCCTTACGTCTTGGTGAGTCCTACAACAAAGAGTGGTGGGAACATGCTATGGAAGATAACTCCGAGCAGGATCAAGCGCAACGATTTGAAGTTCTAGAGTTCTGGGGTTTTGTAGACACAGAAATTTTAGAGAACCAAGATGTAGATATTCCTAGCGAGTTAAAAGACTCAGATCAACTTAGTGTAAACATTTGGATTTGTAACGGTCAAGTTCTACGTTTAGTTATGAACCCGTTTACTCCCGCTTATATTCCTTACTTTGCTGCACCCTATGAGATGAACCCCTATAGCATCTTTGGTGTAGGCATTGCGGAAAACATGGATGATACTCAAACCCTGATGAATGGGTTTATGCGTATGGCAGTGGACAATGCAGCACTGTCAGGTAACTTGCTAATTGAGATAGACGAGACTAACCTCGTCCCAGGGCAAGACCTCTCCGTGTATCCAGGGAAGGTGTTCAGGAGACAGGGAGGGGCGCCTGGTCAAGCTATCTTTGGCACCAAGTTCCCTAACGTATCTAACGAAAACATGCAGATGTTTGATAAGGCAAGGGTGTTATCTGATGAGTCAACTGGATTCCCATCTTTCGCACATGGTCAAACAGGGGTTACAGGTGTTGGTCGTACTGCCTCTGGTATTAGTATGCTTATGTCTGCTGCCAACGGCTCTATCCGTAATGTAGTTAAGAACATTGACGACTACCTACTAGCACCACTAGGCAAAGCATTCTTTAACTTTAATATGCAGTTTAACTTTGATGCAGAAATCAAAGGTGACCTTGAAGTAAAAGCTCGTGGTACTGAAAGCCTAATGGCTAACGAAGTACGTAGTCAACGCTTAATGCAGTTCTTGCAAGTTGTACAGAATCCTGCACTAGCACCGTTTGCACGTATGGATTATATTGTACGTGAAATTGCTAAGTCTATGGATCTTGATCCTGATAAGGTTGGCAACAACATGGCACAGGCAGCAGTACAAGCTGAGATCTTAAAAGAGTTCCAAGCAGCTAACCCACCACCAGCACCAGAACCGGGAGTAGCACCACCTCAGGGCGCTCCTGCTGGCGCACAGGTACAGGACACTCAAGGTAGCGGGGGTGGTACCATAGGTACTGGTACAGCTCCTACACCAGGAGAACAGGGCTTCTCAGGTAATCAACAGGTACAATGAAACTAATCGTGAACAATACATTAAAACCTTTTGTAAATAACCCAGAGTTATACACTCCGTTTATCGAAGAGATTGCTGAACGGATAGCCTTTACACATGTAACACTAGAACAGTCTAGGGAGATTGATGAGATCTACAGACTACAAGGTGAGATACGTGCACTACGATCACTACTACGTTTGAGGGACAAAATTAATGGCAGCTCCTAAAACTTCACTTAATCCTAAAGCTAGACCACGTACTAAGACCGAAGAAAAAACTTTACGTGGTAGACCTGTGTGGATTGATAATACTGGAGAAGTCACAGGTGAAAAGGGGGCTAAGTACTCTGAAGTAACTACAACTATTCCTTGGGGTACTGAGTGGATTACTGCACCTAGTGTTGATGAAAATGGTAAAAGACTTAGTGATGACGAAGTTAAACAACGTCTGTTAGAAACTAGAGGTAAAGACTTTATTACGGGAGAAGAACTCCCTACATTTTCTAACCCAGAAAAAGCTTCTGAGTATGCTCAGTGGAGATCAGACACTATGTTTGATCAAGAAGCTATTGAACAGGGTTTTCCAGAAGAGTTTCCTATGGGGCCAGAACCTGAAAGAAAAGATCTTATAGATAGAAGTATTGATAAAGGTAAAGACTTTTTAGAATACCTAACAGCACCTAGTAAGCATGGTGTTTTTAACAAAGGTGGAGCAGTTATGAACGAACAAATGGAAATGGCCTTTATGCAACAAGGTGGACTAAAAGACGATGGCATGAAGCGAGACCCAGTGTCAGGTAATGAAGTACCTAATGGCTCTATGGCTAAAGAAGTACGGGATGATATACCTGCTCAACTATCTGAAGGTGAGTATGTGGTACCTGCTGATGTCGTCAGATACCTTGGCGTAAAGCATTTTGAAGACCTACGAAATAAAGCAAAAAGTGGCTTGCAAAACATGGAAGCTAATGGTAGAATCGGTGGTGAGCCTGTTCCTGTTGGTGGACCACAAGCTGCTCCTATGCCCTACATGGCAAAGGGTGGTGATCTTACCCCAGATGAAATGAACGAAATTAAGATGCTCATGAATCAAGGTGGCATGGTAGCTGGTGCTGCTGAAGGTGCTGACTTTGGTCAGGAGTTTATGACGCAACCTAGTGTCTATGGTGGTGGCTTTAGTTGGGAAGATACTCCAGGTGGTACACCTAGTGGTGTATCTATTGCAGACCCTGAGCTACCAACAGAGACTCCTGAAAGCTGTGAGCTTAGGGGTATGGTATATAATCCAGAAACTAAAATGTGTGAAGTTCCAATTGAAGCTTCTCCTGTAGTAAAAGATACTGGGCCTAGTATTAATGATGAACAAGAAGCTGCACCAGACCCTACATCTTGGATGGATAATTATGATTATAACAGTGATAATAGCCTTTATGCTAGTTCTGTAACTGCTTTAGAAGGCCCAAAACCAGGTAGTGTTGAAGCTATGCTAGGGGGAATTTTTGGGGGCGGTGTTCTTGGAAAACTAGGTAAAGCTGGAACTGCCGCTCAAATTGCAGCCAATATAAAAATACTTGAATCACAAGGTTCTACTGAACTTGCTTCAAGTCTTCAAAGCCAACTTGATGGTTATATAAAACAAAATGATCTTGGTTGGATTCCTAGTTTTATGATTGATGGAGATCAACTTGCTGCTGGAGCCCAAGGTGTATTAGAAACAGATCCAACTAGCTTGGTTAATGTAGGTGCTTCTTATAGAACTCCAACTGCTGAACAAATACGTAGATCTACTGGTAGAGATGTTACTGGTGGTGGTTTAGAGGAAGCTAAAAAAATTATAGAAAAAACTGAAAAAGAAGGCCCAACAGAAAAACAAAAAGAAGCCACTGCAAGAGTTGAAAGTGCTTTAAAAGAATCTAAAAGTGTAGAGGATATTTTAAAAACAAGTAAGCCACCAAAAGATGATGGACCCTCTGCTGCAGAGATAGCTGCCTCAAGAGCCAGTGCTCAAAGGGCTGCAGATAGATTAGGTACAGGACTAGCCACAGGTGGCAGAGCTACAGGTGGATTAGTATCAAGACCCAAAAAGAAAAAATAATAAGGCTACTCGGCTACGGCTGACCCCAACATAAGGAGAATAATATGCCTGAACTAGCAGAAGTTGAAACCCCAAAGACTGCAGGATTCGTTGATCGTGGATACAACAACGCAAAGCGTAAGCAACGAATGGAAGAAGAAGCTAAGGAGATTGAAAGACTTGAAGCTGAAGCAAGGGGAGAATCCCCAGTAGATGAAGCAGAAGAACCTCAAGAAGCTACCCAAGAAGCAGAGGCCAATACAGAAGCTAAAGAAGAAACGTTATCTGCAGAAGAAAAGTCTTTTAAAAAACGCTACGGTGATCTAAGACGCCACATGCAGCAGAAGGAAAAAGAGTGGGATGAAAAGCTAGAGAGTCTACAAAAAGCTTCCACTAAAGCTGGCATTATTCCACCTAAGTCCGATGAAGATATTGAAGAGTGGGCTAAAGAATATCCTGATGTAGCTGGTATTGTAGAAACAATTGCAGCTAAGAAAGCACAGGAGATGTTTGAAAAGGCAGACACTCGACTTAAACAACTTGACGAAGCCCAAGCAGAGGCTGATCGAGTTAAGTCAGAAAATGAAATCCGTAAGTCACATTCAGACTTTGATGACCTACGTGAGGCAGATGAGTTTCATGACTGGGCAGATGCACAACCTAAGTGGGTTAAAGATGCTCTCTATGAAAACGCAGATGACCCAGCTTCAGTAGTACGTGTTATTGATCTTTACAAATCAGATAAAGGTCTTACTAAGGAAGCTAAGAAAGCAAATAAAAAAGCAGCAGCTTCACCAGTTACTCGACGTGGTAAAACTAATGTAGATGTAGCTGATGCTAATGAGATGATTCGTGAGTCAGATGTAGCTAAAATGTCTGACAAAGAATTTGAAGAACGTTCAGATGAAATTAACAAAGCAATGCGCAATGGTAAATTTGTCTATGACGTGTCTGGTAATGCCAGATAAACTGTTGACAAATAAAAAAGCAACAGTATAACTAGGGACATAGAACAAAAGCCTCTATATGACTACCTTTTGTTCTAACCCAATTTCCAATAAAGTCTAAACGTATGAGAACTACCTGTTCAAGTATAGGCCCGTACATCTAACGGTTGGCCGACTGTTAGTCTTACGCACCCTAGAAAATGTAACAGCCTCTTATTGGTATTAGCTTTTAGATAAGCCAACTATCAGGAGGATTTATTATGGCTTTTACATCAGCAGGAGGACACGGTAACTTACCTAACGGTAACTTTAGTTCCGTAATCTACTCCAAAAAAGTGCAGCTTGCTTTCCGCAAGAGCACAGTATGTGGTGACATCACCAACTCTGATTATTTTGGGGAGATTTCTGCCCAAGGTGATACAGTTAAAATCATTAAAGAACCTGAGATTTCCGTAAGCAGCTACGCTCGTGGTACACAAATCTCAGCACAAGATCTTGACGATGAAGATTTTTCATTGGTTGTAGACAAAGCTAACTACTTTGCCTTTAAAATTGATGACATCGAAGAAGCTCACTCACATGTGAACTTCATGGATCTTGCAACCAATCGTGCAGCTTATCGTTTGGCTGACCAGCATGACCAAGAAGTTCTTGGCTACTTGTCAGGTTTCAAACAGTCTGCTCTACATGCAGATGCAGATACAGTTAATGACCAAGTAAATGGTACTAAAGCTGTAACTACTGCAGGTTCAGACGAATTGCTGACATCAATGAAGTTGCGTAAAGATAGCTTCGGCAACATTGCAACCGCTTCTGCAGGTGATCACTCGATCCCAGTAGCTGCTCGTTTGCCCGGTGCTACTGCACTACCAACAGCAACAGCTTCACCAGCAATGGTTGTAGCTCGTATGGCTCGTTTGCTTGACCAACAACAAGTTGATAAGCAAGGACGCTGGCTGGTTGTAGATCCAGTATTCATGGAAATCATGGCAGACGAAGATTCACGTCTTCTGAACGCAGATTACGGTGAGTCTGGTGCACTTCGTAATGGTTTGGTTCTTAACAACCTGCACGGTTTCCGTGTGTACTCTTCATCTAACCTACCATCTGTAGGTACAGGTTCAGGTACAACAGGTTCTGCAAACCAAAACACTAACTATGGTGTTATCGTAGCTGGTCATGACTCTGCAGTTGCTACTGCCGAGCAGATCAACAAAACCGAAACATATCGTGACCCTGACAGCTTCGCTGACATCGTTCGTGGTATGCATCTATATGGCCGTAAGATTCTTCGCCCTGAAGCAATCGTAACTGCCAAATATAACGCAGCGTAAGGGGGGCATAGAAATGGCTTTACAATCTCCAGTTCGTATCGAGACAGCCGTGATTGCTCACGGTGACTTGACAACTAGCTCAACTCACGACATCGGTACAGTTCCAGACAATTGTGTGGTTCTTGCTGCTGGCGCTGAGTGTACTGCAGCCGCTACCATTGGTGGTGCTAACGCAGTAAGCTTTGGTGTCACAGGTGGTGACATTGATTTGCTCGGTACTGCCGACATCAATGGCGCTAAGACATTGGCTGCTACCACTACTTCGGTAAACGGTATCACTAATGTTACTGCTGCTGACACAGTTATCACTGCAAAGCTTGCGGGATCTAACGCACCTTCAGCGGGTTCGTTTAAGTTCTTCGTAGTGTACGCCCCAATGGGTGCTACAAAAGCTGCTGCAGAAGTAGATCGTGATCTGCTTGCATAACTAACTTTAGGGGCTGCTTTCGAGTAGCCCCTTTAGACTATTCAAAGGGTTTTATAATGCGTAAGAAAAAAGGATATGCTTTAGGTGGTGTAACAACACCTGAACAAGAAGATAGCAGATACCGTCCTTCTGCTAATCGTGCACCCCAAGGTATGATGTCTTCACGAGGCACTACTGCAGCTATGGGTTTATATAAGGGTGGTGTAGTACGAGTAAACCCCACTAAAATTGTAAATAATTTAGCAAGTAAAAAATAATGGCAGGTATTAATTTTAGGACAGACAGTGCATTTGCTGAAGTTACGGGTAACTCTGCTAGTACAACTGGTAGTCCTAATAATGCCACACTTTTATTTACTTGCCCCGCAAGCCATGAAGCTGAAATAGTTTTTCTTATGGTGGCAAACGAAGACCCCGCCACATCTAATATTGGTATCCAAGTATACCACGCAGATAATAATACTTATCATTTTCTTGTAGGTGAAGAAGCTATAGCAGGTCATGACCACACTCAGTTTATTGGTGGTGGACCTTTGTTCTTACATGCAGGTGATAAGGTCTTAGTATTTAGACACACCTCTTCACAAAACTTTGATGCTACACTTTCTGCTAGATTATATTTTACACCTGCTAAAAGGTTATAACAATGAGTACTTTCCTTAGTCTAACTAACGAACTCTTACGTCGATTGAATGAAGTTCAAATTGACCAAGCAGATTTTGCTAACGTCAAGAACGTTCAGGCACTGGCTAAGGATGCTATTAACTCATCTATCCGTCAGATGCTTCAGGATGCTCAAGAGTGGCCTTTTACTTTAGTAACATATGAGCAGACATTAGCTGCTGGTACTAATACCTACTCTTTTCCCGCTGACTATTCTAAGGCAGACTGGGATACATTTTATATTAAACAACTTACTTCAGAAAATAATACACCTAAAAAACTTAATCTAATTACTTATGATCAATATCTAACTTATTACAGAAGCGTAGAAGATCTAAGTGGTGAAACTGGACGAACTGATCCTGATTATGTGTATATGACTCAAGATACAAAGTTTGGAGTTACGCCTGTACCTGATGCTTCTTATGTAGTAGAGTACAGATACTGGAAATATCCAGCAGATCTTGTAGCTTATGATGACACTGCAGTTATACCTGACAGATTTAAGCACGTAGTTATTGATGGTGCAATGATGTACATGATGCTATTTAGATCTAATGAACAGAGTGCAACTATGCATAGTCAGAAGTTTGAAGATGGAATTAAAATGATGCGTAGGCTTGTAGTTGATCAATCAGTAAATGTAGTATCAACTATTATAACAAAACCTACTTCAACTCTTAATGGGTTTTAAGGTTGGCAGATTCCTTACAAACATATGTCTCTGTTTGTGCAGGGGGTCTTGTTACTAACGTAGATCCTTTGACTCAAAGTGATGCTTTGCCCGGCAGTGCAGTACGTCTAATTAACATGGAGCCATCTCTAGAAGGTGGTTACAGACGTATAAGCGGTTATGCAAACTCTTACGGTACACTTCCCGGTACTGGTAAAGTTTTAGGGCTTAATGTAAACGGAGAGATAAATCAAGGAATACTTGGTTGTAGAAAACCATCCTCTGGAAATAACTACTTACATTGGTATAATCACTACTATGATGTAGCACTAGGATCAGGGCAAGGCTCTGGTTTTTCTGTAGGTGAAACAGTAACAGGTGTAGTTAGTTCAGGTGATGCCACTGTAGTAGCTGCAACAGGTACTGTAATATCTAAAACTTCTGATGCTCTTGTAGTAGACTTTGGTAAATTGCCTAGTAATATTTTTGCTACAGGTAACATACTTACAGGTGGTACATCTACTGCAACAGGTACAGTAGCAAGTACACCTACAGTCAAGGGTTGGCAAGCTGTATCATCTGCAGGTAGTCCTACCATGACAGGGGTTGACGTTGTAAGGTTTGAACGTTATAATTGGACTGAAGAAGTCCTGCTACTAACAGATGGTATTAATCCTGCTGCTAAGTATAACGGTACTACTTACACACAGATTACACATACTAATGCCCCAACCAATCCACAGTTTGCTAGTGCCTTTGCAAATCATCTTTGGTTAGCTGGAGATCCTGACGAACCATTTAATATTTACTTTTCATCTCCTAATGCTGATACAGACTTTGATCCTGCTAATGGGGCTGGTGTTATCAACATAGGCTTTACTGTAACTCAGCTAAAAGCCTTTCGTAATCAGCTTTATGTATTTGGTCAGAATCAGATTAAACGTATTGTTGGAGACAACTACTCTAACTTTAGTGTAGAAAATGTTACTAATGACTTGGGTTGTGTTGCTCCTGATACTGTAGTAGAATTTGGTGGCGACATTATCTTTCTTGGACCTGACGGTGTTAGACCTATTTCTGGAACTTCTCGTATTGGTGACGTTGAGCTTGAAACAGTATCTCGTGAGATCCAAAAGACCTTTGAGAACTACACAGCTAACGAAGATGTTACAAAACTAAAAGCCCTAGTTATTCGTAGGAAGTCACAGTTTAGATTATTCTTTGAAGCCAATACTTCTTTGTCGTTACTAGCTGCTATTCGTAAAAGTTCTTCAGCACAGTCTACATTTGAATACAGTCAGCTTGTGGGCATTGAAGCAACAGCAGTAGCTAGTGGGTATGTAGGGCAGTTTGAGTTTGTACTGCATGGAGATACTACAGGTAAAGTATTTAAACAAGAAGAAGGTAACTCTTTTGGTGGATCTAACGTACTAAGTGTTTATCAAACTCCGTTTTATTTTATGGGTGATCCAGAGTTACGTAAAATATTTTATAGAGTTAAAACGTTTCTTAAATCAGAGGGT